TAGTAATATATCCAGCAGTATTTGCTAGGTCAGCATTTCCAGTAGCAAGATTATAGAAGTTTGTACCATCGTTAGAGAACTCCCAGCGATCACTGGTTTCATTCCAACGGAAGATAGAATCTGGTAATGTTCCTCTCTCTACCTTGATAGTACCATTAAGACTTGGAGCACCAGTGACTCCATCATTCATAATAATTTGGTTAGCGGTAACATTTAGCGTTGCGACATTATTTGTAGTCGAAGTTCCAATTACACTAAAGTTTCCGTTGACTGTAATGTCATTTACTTGAATATTTCCTGTTGTAGTACCACCTCTAGCAACTACAGTAGCAAATGTATCTGCTTCTGCAGTTAGATATCCAGCAGAGGCATGATTGCCCCATCCATATGCAGTATTCCAGTTTGTAACTTGTCCACTGGTTACACTACCAACAGGAGATGCAGTAAATACAGGGTCAGTTTCAGTATAAGATGTGAGATATACACTAAGATCTGGTTTACCACTCAGGTCAGCATATGCTCCAGAGAATGTAGAGTAACTAGAAAGATCAGGTGGTGTGAATGTGAACTCTCCGTTCACATTATTGAAAATTAAAGAACCTCCACCAGATGCAGGACCAATGACAACACTGGACAGAGGTGGAATTGATGGTTTGTTGAGAATCTGTGATACACCACTAGAAGCAGTCCAATCAGAATTGATTTGTGCCGCAGGAATTGTTGGTTGATTGGTAAGATTATTATAGTTACCATCGAAGTATGGAGCATTTGCCCACACCAGACCAGTACCATCAGTGCTTAACACCTGTCCACTAGAACCAACGGCACCATTAACCTGTAATGGTTTTCCAGATGGGATATTCAAACCCTCCTTGATTTCGATAGGTGAATTATCAAGGTAGTTTGCAATCTGGTTTGCAAGAATTTTTGACATACTTCCAGTCCTGAAGACAGTTACACTAAGCTAGAAGTATTTATTAAAGCGGGAGATCGGACTCGAACCGACGACATCTAACTTGGAAGGATAGCGTTCTACCGCTGAACTACACCCGCAGAAAATGAGGGAGGTCAATCCCTCGTGGACACATGCACGCCACCTGTTTGTTTTAGTTGTAAACAGGAACCAACCACACGGAAGGGGTCAATTTGGATCCACCACTTATTCTTTGACTGGAAATAAGAAACCAGGCGGGAGAGTTTCCCATCCGCACCACCAGTTCTTAAGGAAAAACTGGAAACCCGAGGGGTCGTGAAACCCATCCCGACCAGGGCTCTTTTATAGTCATACCGAGACTATTCAGGACGATACTCCTGACTCTTGTAATCGCCAAAGGAAATTACATCATTGCCAAGAGCACCAGGCAGATTGACTGGTCCCGCAGCAAATGTAATGTCATCCATAGAATCTAGATCACCACCAATACGGTCGTTGTTAAGATAGTCAGATGACAGATTAAAACTATAGTTAGGATCAAAAGTAATTTTGTCCTGAACTTTTTTATTCAGATCACTGACATGTTGATACTCAGCGAAGAGTTCACTGAGATGTTCTTCATCGCCCTCAGCAAGAGCGTTAATCAATGCTTGGCGTAGTGCTTCTTCAGCAGCTTGGACTTGTGATTTGACGCTCATAATTACCTCAGTTGTATTTACGATAAGCACCTACCTCAGGGTCTGGATCCAACCACTTAGTGTATTCTGGATCCTCAAGGCAGGCATCTAGTTGCATTTGGTTGTCAAGCAGGTACATGTCGAAGTACCGCTTCTTCCACTCGTGAAACTTTTGAATACGGAAATCTGGCATACCGTTGATCTCCAGGGTGCCGCATTGCACGAAGCGATACTCTCCCTGTTCAAGAATGACTTGTGGTTTCATGTGTCTGTTGTTGACTCGTTAATTGTATCATGATCTCTGTGCTTTGGCAACTGGCGTGAGCACCAGAATGCCATAGCAATCAAAGCAAAATAGAAGAGCGTGTCATCGATCATCACTAAGAAGAATATAACACTTCCACCATAACTTAACCACGAAGGGAGTGACAGTTTTCCAACTGCACTACGGATAGGCAACTCAAAAATAAAATAGAGAGGTGCTGTTAGTGTAACTACAAACTCACTATAAGGTACAACAAAGTACAGTGAGATAATAATAAAGATTGGAAAATAATGTCTCTCAGGAATCTTAGCAAGTAACTTAAGAACCTTCTTCATGATCAGAATACATTTCAGTCAACTCATCAACTTCAGAAACAGCAGTAGCTGCTGCCTCATACTCCCCAGCAGGAACAGCAACCACTGCCCTGCCATCTGGTTGACGAATCAAAAATGATTCGCCTGCTTCGATGCGATCCATGTATCCATCGAAGTCTTTTTCAAACTCCGCTACCGTCAGTTCAACCATTAATCTCTTTAAAGTCCTTTTCAAAAATAGCAAGTCCTGCATCAGTCAGGACATGGTTGTACATCTTGTCGAATACTGCAGTCGGAAGAGTGACCACATCTGCACCATACATTAGACAGCGAGATACATGATGTACATCTCGCAGACTTGCTGCGAGAATCTTAGTGTCAACACGATTAACACTGTATAGACCACCAATAGCACGAACCAGTTCGACACCACTAAAAGAGTTGTCGTTCATGCGACCTACAAATGGAGAAATATAGGTAGCACCTGCCAGGGCGGTCATGACTGCCTGAGAGGCAGAGAAGCAGAGAGTGACATTAGTCTTTACACCCTGCTCAGAGAGAATCTTACAAGCAATAAGACCCTCTTTAGTCAGAGGGAGTTTGATGGTAACTTCCGAACCAATCGCGATATACTCTTGAGCATTCTCGATCATCTCATCTGCATTTTGTCCGTCAACTTCAGCAGAAATACTCTCGAAAGAGAAATCTTTTGAGAGGGTACGGATGAAGTCAAAGTAATCTACACCAGACTTACGAACTAGTGTAGGATTGGTCGTGATACCAGAAACAAGACCAGTTTCATAACGATCTTTGATTGCTCTGTAGTCTGCTGTGTCTAGAAAAATTTGCATAGTAATAAAAATGTTGGTAAGTTACCAAGTCGGGGTGATAGGATTTGAACCTACGGCATCTCGCTCCCAAAGCGAGTGCTCTACCAAACTGAGCTACACCCCGATTAATTCCTCTTTCCAAAGGAACTGTTCCTCTAGATTATAGTGCAACTTGTAGTTAGTTGTCAAGATATAATACCCAGTAATACTGACATTATCACACTCGAATCCATAACCCTTGACTTTTTCACATGCTCCATCAATATTAAAGCATTTGTCAGTGTGTAGGTAGCTGTGAAAGCGTTCGTCTAGGTTAATCATTAGCGTTCCTCAAAAGTGATGCGTCGGACTTTGCGCTTGCGTCTGTCCTCTTGATATTTTAGGTCACTTTCTGTCAGAATTCCGTTATATTTAATATTCTTTTCATGATTGACTAACACTACTTGACTTAAATCAATTGCGCCAACTGTGTCATCAACAACCCTCATCTGATTGGGACAACCACAGAACTGAACTTTGCTAGTGCTTGTCAATTCTTTGCGACATGCCTTGCATCTTGCTGTTAACATTGTATAGCATTTAACCTCTTATGATAATGGGTGAAGAGGGGATCGAACCCCCGACCGCCTCCGTGTAAAGGAGATGCTCTACCGCTGAGCTATTCACCCTGAGTGTCGGTGAGAGGACTTGAACCTCCACGCCATAAAGACAATAGAACCTAAATCTATCGCGTCTACCGATTCCGCCACACCGACAAGGCGACTCAGGTAGGATTTGAACCTACGACCGACTGCTTAGAAGGCAGTTGCTCTATCCAGCTGAGCTACTGAGTCAAAAAAGGGTCAACGACCCTGATGAAACTGATTTAAACCTGTACCAGACATCCAACCTCCTGGTCCACTCTGAAAATTCTCAGAACCACCACCCAACTCTGGAAGAGGATCGAGTTGTGTGGTAGTTTTACCGTTTCCAGTAGCAATATTATACATTACTTCGTGGATATTGTCCACTTCTTTTGGTGCTTTATCTTCCGATTCTGGAATGAGTTGGTTTTCTTTTTCCAACTGAGCACGAATTTCTTCTTGTTTTTCGGATAGGACTGGAGTAGGTCCAAACCAAGGATCTTCATCCAAAATTGCAGGAGCAGGAATACCAGTGTAATACTGATCTTCGTAATCCAATCCATCCTCTTCAAATTCTTTTTCAACACCCCAAGTTCCAGATGCTTCGGGTGAAAAGAAAACCTGACTCAGTGTCTCTTTAATTTTTTTAATCATCCCAAAACCAATTTTTTAGTATAGTCATAGGCATAGATCTCTCTATTGCCTTTGATACCCCATCCTAACCAATAGTAAGCAGGAACCATATACTGACGGACAGTTTGTCCACTGCCCTCAAACATGGGTAGGTAGCGTTGGAAGACATTTTCGTTAATCATATAACGAGTTTGTCCTTCCAGGGTGGATGGATCACAACCGTATTTATCGCAGAACTTACCAAGGTTATTGTAGCGTCCTACTGAGGTCCACTGAATAAGACCATACCCACCGCTATAACAATCCCCGTAAGAAACTCTAGCGCCTCCCTCGCATATGTTGGGAAGGAACTTGCTTTCCTGTTTAATGTTTCCCATGATCGTTGCAAGAGCATTACGATCACTAATTCTTGTGTGTTCTTGGAGTTGTGCGAGGACATACTGTTCGTTAGGTGTGCAATCTTCACACTTCCAGGTTGCCTCGTAAGGAATGACGGGCAGTGGTTGGATTTCAGGCATCTCAGGTGCCTCTTTTGCAGCAGGAATTTGTGGTCCAGTGAGACCCACAGTGAGGGCAGCAGAGGCAATCAAAATCTTAAGCATCGAAGTAGTCTTTCCTGTAATAGCGTCCGAGGATGTTTGAATTATAGTACGCAGGCGTTCCATTGTCAAGCGCCTCCGTCAGAACGTCGTGAAGAAAAAGCTGTCGGGTTTCTTCGTAGTTGACCCTTCCAGGTGTCCTGTGCAAGCTGAGGATCTCTCTGGTAAAACACTCCTTCCCAAAGAGTTTGATGTCGTCTTTGAGTTCTGGACATGACCCATAATACCGCTTCCAATCACTTTCGGAAGTGACCCTTCGCTTTCCACCCTTTGGTTTTCTCTTTTGCCAAAAATACTTTCGCCCAATGTACTGTCGTTCGTTGGACTGATTGGTAATTTTATAAACAAAACCCCAGTTATCCCGAATAAGGCTCCCATCAAACACGGTGCCCATATATCTCCAAGGGTTTGGGTAACTCTCTTCCACACTTTCATAATATCATCTCCAGTATTTATGGTTCATCAAAAAGAACTTCATTGATATACAAATCTGCCCACCTATCGCCAAAATATTTGGCAAGAATGCGCCTTGTTTTATCATTCAGTTTCTGTTTTTTGCAGTAATTTATTTGACCATCATATCTTTGTTCTGCTCTATTGTAATCAATATTTGATTTCCAGACTGCACCAACAAATGCATCTAGATATTCATTAACTATATGACAAAATGTATTTCTATCTTCATCAGTCTCTAATCTAGTAAACTTACAATAGGGAGAGAAGATATCACCCCATGCAGGCATGTCTCTATTATGCCTAAAACTATAGTATCTACTAATGTCAGCAATTTCATCATAAACTGGAGACATTATACCATCGACTGGAGAAATGTCTGTGATGGCAGCACTACAAATATTATCATTAGCAACAATATCTGCTCCAAAAATAGGAATATCAAAGTCTGGGTCTGGATACCATATGCAATGTAAGATATCAAGTTTACCTAGACTAGCAATTTCCAGATGAACTTTGCGAAGTCCAGTGGAAGTGAACATTTCGTTCTTGATACTAAGGTCGCCGTCTTCAGTTGGTACATATACTTGTGCAAACTCATCCTCAACACCAAGTTTCTCTACATTTGGCAGAGTTTTCTGGTGCTTACGAATAATTTTTGCAAGGTCATCGATTATTAATCCCATGGATCTGGTATTTGAACTTCATTGCTTGGAGAAACCATGCGTCTGTTAGACACTTGGGACCGTGAAGCAGGATTTCCACCTGCCGCTGTGGTAGTTTCGGATCTTGGAGTGCTTTCTTTCTCCACTCTGGTAATTCGGTCATAGTTTAAAACCAGCGAAAGTATCTTTCTTAACATCTTGTTTAATGCTCCCGATTAGGTAGGACTCAACCTCTGTCTCTTGTGGTGCAACCTGCATACCCTTAGAGGATAACCAGTGTTCTGTCCATGGGAGAGGATTGTTGCTGATAGGAGTGTCAAAGATTGCCTTCAGTCCAATAGACTTAAGACGACGATTGGCAGTCCATTCAACATACTTAGCAAGCAGTTTATCATTGAGACCGATGATAGAACCATCTTTGAATAGGTATTCTGCCCAGAGTTTTTCCTCTTCTACACACTCTTGGAACATTGCATAGACATTTACTTCCTCTTCTTTAGCAATCTCAACCATGTCAGGATCATCACCATCACGCCACTTATTCAGAATATTCTGAGTGACAGTCATGTGTTGCGATTCGTCTCTCGCGATGAGTCCGATAATCTTAGCACTTCCTTCCAGAAGTTTAAGTTCCCCGAATGCGAAAGAGCAAGCAAACGAGACGTAAAATCTAATTCCCT